TCGTAAACAATTGTTTAATGGAATATATGATTTACCTACCGTATATGATCACGTAAAAGTAAATGCTGAGAAGAGAGTCTATGATCCTGAGATTCTTAACTTATATACAAAGGAGGAGTTTGATAAACTTCAATCCTTTATTGATCATGAACGTGATTATCATTTCACGTATGCAGGATTAAGACAGGTTGTTGACAAGTATTTGGTTCAAGACCGTAGTTCTGGAGAGTTATATGAAACTCCTCAGTTCATGTACTTGTTAATTTCCGCAACAATTTTCTCTAAATATCCAAAAGATGTTAGACTAGACTACGTTAAAAAGTATTATGACGCAATCAGTAAACACAAACTCAACATCCCGACACCAATTATGGCAGGTGTCAGAACACCTCTTCGTCAATTTGCATCTTGCGTTTTGGTTGATTCTGATGACACCCTCGATAGTATCTTTAGCAGTGATATGGCTATTGGCAAATATGTCGCACAAAGGGCTGGTATCGGTATTAACGCAGGTAGAATCAGAGGGATCAACGCTAAGATCCGTGACGGAGAGGTTCAACACACAGGTGTTGTCCCCTTCCTCAAAAAGTTTGAATCAACTGTCAGATGCTGCACTCAAAACGGGATCAGAGGCGGCTCAGCTACTGTCCACTTTCCGATCTGGCATCAAGAAATTCAAGACATCATTGTTCTCAAGAACAACAAAGGGACGGAAGACAACCGAGTAAGAAAGTTAGACTATAGTATTCAACTTAGCAAGATATTTTATGAAAGGTTTATCACTAATGGAGAGATAACTTTATTCTCTCCTCATGATGTTCCGGGTCTTTATGAATCATTTGGAACAGAAGATTTTGATGACTTGTATGTGAAGTATGAGAATAGTAATATACCGATGAAGAAAGTCAAGGCACAAGAACTTATACTGGACTTGTTGAAAGAAAGAGCAGAAACTGGTAGAATATATTTGATGAACATAGATCACTGTAATTCTCATTCATCCTTCTTGGATAAAGTTGAGATGAGTAATCTATGTCAGGAGATAACTCTCCCTACAAAACCTATTCAACACATTGACGATGAAACTGGCGAAATTGCTCTCTGCATTCTTAGTGCTGTTAATATCGGTAAGATACGTGATCTATCCGATCTCGAAGTTCTCTGTGATCTTAGTGTTCGGAGTCTTGATGAACTTATTGATTTTCAGCATTACCCCGTCAAAGCAGCAGAACTTGCCACAAAGGCCCGTCGTTCGCTTGGTGTAGGTTACATTGGACTTGCTCATTACCTTGCAAAGAATGGTGTGAAGTATGAAGATCAAAGGGCATGGGAACTTGTTCATGACCTTACAGAAGCATTTCAATACTACTTGGTTAAGTCTACAGTTGAACTCGCGAAAGAGAAAGGTGCGTGTAAATACTCAGACAGAACCAAATATGGAAATGGAATTCTTCCGATTGATACATATAAACATGACGTAGATGAAATCGTTCCGAACAAACTTAAGTTTGATTGGGAAGATCTCAGAAATCAAGTAAAAGAATATGGAGTAAGGAACTCCACTCTGTCAGCACAAATGCCATCGGAGAGCAGTTCCGTAGTGTCTAATGCTACGAACGGGATTGAACCACCAAGGGGATACCTGTCAATTAAGAAGTCAAAGAAAGGGCCACTTAAACAAATAGTACCCGGATATCAGCATCTAAAGAATAATTACACCCTCTTATGGGATATGACATCCAATAAGGGTTATATTAACGTCGTTGCTGTTATGCAAAAGTTCTTTGACCAAGCAATTTCTGGTAATTGGTCTTATAATCCAGAACACTACCCAGATAACGAAGTTCCGGTTTCTGTTATGGCACAGGATCTTTTAACCACATACAAATATGGTTGGAAGACCAGCTATTATCAAAATACCTACGACATCAAAACAGATGAGATTGAGGAAGAAAAACCTGATCTCAATGAACTAGTTACTAGTATTCTTACGGAGGAAGAAGATTGTGAGTCTTGTAAACTTTAAGACTAACGTGGAAACAACAAAAGCAAAACCAGTCACTGAGATGACTGTATTCAACTCACAGGTTGTTGATACTCAAAAACAACCTATGTTCTTTGGTGCTCCACTTGGAGTTCAAAGATATGATAATTACAAGTATCCAGTTTTTGAGAAACTTACAACTCAACAACTAGGATATTTCTGGAGACCAGAAGAGGTATCACTCCAGAAAGACAGAAGTGATTATCAAACACTTCGTCCAGAACAGAAACACATCTTTACGTCTAACTTGAAGTATCAGGTGATGTTAGATTCTGTTCAAGGAAGAGGGCCCGGTATGGCATTTGCACCATATTGCTCACTTCCAGAATTAGAAGGATGTATGAAGGTATGGGAGTTTATGGAGATGATCCATAGTAGATCCTATACTTATATCATCAAGAACGTCTATTCTAATCCCTCTGACATCTTTGACACTATCCTTACAGATGATCGCATACTGGAAAGGGCACAGAGTGTCACTGAGGCATATGATGACTTTATCAATGATGCACATGAATATGACTCAGGTAACTTATGGAAAGATGGACACAGAGGTTCTTATGTATCTGATTACACAAGGTATGAACTCAAAAGAAAACTCTTCCGAGCAGTTGCGAACGTCAACATTTTGGAAGGAATTAGGTTCTATGTCTCCTTCGCTTGCTCGTTTGCATTTGGCGAACTTAAGCTCATGGAAGGATCGGCAAAGATCGTGTCTCTCATCGCCAGAGACGAAAACCAACATCTAGTTATCACACAAAGTATTCTCAAAAATTGGAGAGACGGTGATGACCCAGAGATGAAAAAAATCTATAAAGAGGAGGAGCCATGGTTCCAAAAGGCATTTGAAAATGCTGTCAATCAGGAGAAATACTGGGCAGAATATTTGTTCAAGGATGGTTCTATGATTGGTCTAAACGAAAAACTACTATCACAGTACGTTGAATGGACTGCAAATAAAAGAATGAAGGCAGTTGGATTAAATCCAATTTATGACATTGCTATGAGAAACAATCCATTACCTTGGACAACACATTGGATCTCTTCAAAGGGATTACAAGTTGCACCACAAGAAACAGAAGTCGAAAGTTACGTCGTAGGAGGCATTAAACAAGATGTTAAGGAAGATTCATTCTCAGGATTCAAACTATGATGAAGTGGAGGCAAGCATACAGGCTTACCTTGATTCCGCAAAACATACTGATAAACTGTTTGGAGGTAAATTAGATCCATATGAATGGTTAGAATGCGAATGGACACAAGAGGGTGGATAACCCTCTTTTTTATTGACTACATAGAATTGTGATGTTATAATTAAATGACTGATAAAATAGTTGATTATGAAAATCCGTGGATTTATGAAGGTCGTCCTTTTACCTCTGATGATATCGGGGACTATTATGGGTTCGTCTATCGCATCACCAACACCACAAACGGGAAGTCCTACATCGGAAGAAAGTATTTCGTGCAGAAGAGAAAACCGAGAGGAGGCAAAAGAAAGGTTACGTCGGAGTCAGACTGGAAACGATACTTTGGAAGCTCTGAGGAACTTAAACAGGATATTAAGTGCCTTGGTAGAGGTGCTTTCAGACGAGAAATAATATCTTTACATACTACACTTGGTAAAGTTAACTACGAAGAAACTAAACAATTATTCCTTAACAATGTGTTAATGGAAGCACTTGACGACGGGACACCAAAGTATTATAATAGCAATATACTTGGTCGCTATATGCGTAAAGATTATGGAAACTTTGAATCAAACACTTCACAAAACTAGGCTTTGGTCGTTAACAAGACTTAAAGAAGTTGAATCTGTTGCTGACAAAAATGCAATATATAAAGAGTTCGAGGAGTGGATTGAAGCAGATGATCCTGATCATGAAATCATTTCCTTAGTTTACATAGGGGAGGGAAGCGAGTATGACCAGTAGTGATTATGGAAGGTATGAACCTTCACGAATGCTATTACGTCAGGAGGCATTAAAGATTCTTTTGAATCAGTTTGGTGGTCAAACACAAGAAAACGGAATGCCGAAATATCAAAACTATGTTCTGTATGAATGTGCAGATAGATGGGTATCACAGGGTAATCTTAACTGTGATGGTATCATCAAATTCTTTTTAAGTTACTTTGGAGACTAAAACAAACAAATGCAAAAACTAATCAATGGAATCGCTATTCTTAGTGGTGTTGTATCTCTCACCGTCGTTGGTGCTGTTGGGGTTGTATATCTCAATAAAGATGCTATCATCGAAAAGGTTAAAACTGAGGCACTAAAGCAAATTGGTGGAGGAGCACTTGGAGGTGTTGTGGGTGGAATCGGAGCAGATGCGTTGCCATCACTACCATCTCCTGATGCACCATCACAGGCTGCTCCTGATGCAGGATTCGGTATACCTAAGTTTTAAATAAAACTCTGCTATATAGATTAGATACAAAAGTCTTATGGCAGATGAAAAGAAAAAAGACGAACAAAAAGTAGAAGCAAAAGAGGAAAAGAAAGGTTTCTTTAGTAAGTTAAAAGAACATGCTGAAGATAAAGAAGAACAGATGATGATCCTCTCTACTTTTGTTCGTTTAGGCATTTTGGTATGGAGTGGAGCAATATTAACATTGGCATACGTCGAGTTGCCACCGGCACTTAAAATTCCAAAACAAGATCTGGATCCGACATTTATAGCTTCGGTTTTTACAGGAGTTTTGGCCACGTTCGGTGTCACTACGTCTAAGAGAGGAGCACAAGGTGGTGCGAATGGTGGTGTAAGTAAAGGTGATATGGAGAAACTTATCGCAGCAGCATCACAGACTGCACCTGCACAAACCATACGTATTGAACAAGCACCAGTACAGATAGTTCCAAACAAAAAAGATTAATAACTTGGAGGTTTTATGAATAAGTGGATTGGTATTAGTTTAGGGACAGTCTTCGGATTGTCTCATATTGGTATGATAGGTATGCTTGCAAATAGAGAAAGTAAGTTACCATCATTGAATATTCCTGTAGGCCCATATACGTCATATGTTGCAACAGTAGATAAAGAAGGATATAAGATAAGTTATAGTGCAAATGATCCAAAGGTTATGATTACCACAGAGGAGGTAAACAAGAAGGCCGGGTTTCTTGGATTGGGTAACAACAAAGTGGAAAGAGTTGTTGAATACACGATGGATGGTTCAGAACATCACGGTGGGCCAGTATCAACCCCAACAGCATGGATTGACCCGTCTGCTCAAGGACAAGGAAACCAACCAAGCGACAAAACAATCGCATGTATCAAAGCAATCGGATCAGGAGAAGGCACAGGACGTGTGGTTGGGTCTAGTGTGGGTGCTAGTGTTGCTCCTTCCCTTAGTAACATTCCTTTTATTGGCTGGGTGGCTGCTGGTTGGGTAACAATGTTTGGTGGTAATCAAGGTGCGGATATTGGTGGAACTATGGCAGAGAGTATGAGTAGAGATTGCTGATGCAATTACTCGATGCATGTTATTCTTTAAAGTTAGAGTGTGCACTTAGAGATCTTGGATTTGTTGACATAGGATGGAAGTGTGTAGCACACGCAGGTATATTCTATGTTCAACCAGTCGGTATTCCTGATGATCCAGAGGGAGATCTTCTTGGATTTGCTTTGACCGTTCCGTATGCAAAAGACTATAATAAGGTTAAAATGTTACAAACTGCCCGTAAAGCACTTGACTATGCTCAAGGTATAGACTAGATATAGTATAGAACTAAATTTTTTTATGATCTTCCTATCAAACCCACAAGTTTGGCAACTAGCAGGAACTTGGTCAGATTCAGTAACTGTAAGTCCTACAGGAATGACTGATCTTCAAATGATGATTTCGATGCACGTTATAACTGTTCCCCTTGTGCTTATACTTGGTGCTTACTTTTTATTCCAGACTGCTAAAAAGGCAAGAGTATGAAATTACTTAAACTAAAAAGGAGACTATTGATCAACTCAATAGCCTCCTCAGTAAATATTTGGTTTTTCTTTGTGATGGGTGTTTGGTTACTTACTGTATCTTATACTCATTAGACATAAGCAAAGTTAACTGAAGCAATGATTGCTATGGTGATCGTTGCAAATATTATACTTGCAGATTTAATTGGTAAGTTTTTCATTTAATCTCCTTAATATATTCCAAAGAAAAAGGATGTTCGTGTAGATATGGAACATCCTCTCTTGCAAATCTTGCGGCTTCAAATGCGTCTTCTGCATATTCACCTATTTCGTGATGTTCGTTTTTTTGGTCGTGCCAACCGAGTGTGTAGTGGGACATGATTCTTTTCAACTCCAGTACGTTACTATTTATAATAACACACTAGGTAAAAATACGCACATATGTACGGACTCACACACATTACTATATAAAAGTAAAACATGAACTCAGTAATATTAGCTGCTTGTTTTTTACCCTTGGCAATAATATATGTTATAATGAAACTTGCAGTATGGTTATCCGCGACAAATGCTGAATCTACGTATGTTAAAAAAGAATCTCTCAGACCACACGGCCCGTATTTGGCAGATGCGTATGCAGACGTTGACGAGCAGGAAGAGGAGTATTGGAATATCTCAGAAGATTGATGCCATATTATTTGAGTGGTATTCGGAGAGGGGTATGGAAGTACCTAATTGGAAAATGAAAACTGATCCCGATTGGTGGATCGAATATCTAAGGGAACTAGATGAGCAATCTGGAAGTAGTGTGGTCGGTTAACATATTAATATTAATACTATTGATTTTTGTGTCAGTTGTGATATACTACATATTAAGATACGATGAACTTTTTCCAAATGAATAAGATATTTTATTCATTACTATTTACATTAACCGCATGCGGAACTGCACCAATTACATCACCTCCAGCTGAGGCATTTGAGTTAGAGGTGGAGAGATCTCAATGGGATCGTGTATATCATGCGATTGAATATTTGAAACGAGGTCAAGTAGAAATAAAAACTCAACCAGATGATTCTGTGGATACTGCAATAGAGAAGTATATGCAGGAATATAAATAAGTTAGTATCTGTTTTATCATAAAGGAAAGAAGTGGCTTTAAAAAAACCGGGTGATCTATTTGCTAGAAAAAGAGATGTCATACAAGACAGCTCTCCAAACGTGAATGAAAGTATCAGCAAAATAAGAAATCAATTTAGTAAAGTCGATGAACTAAAGAAACAACTTGAGGATGTTTCAAGTTCTTTGAACGAATCTTTGACAGAAGTTGTAGATAATAATGTTAATATCGTATCCTTACAGACTCAATATAATGAAGTAATAGAGAAACTTAATAAAAAAATTGAAAGGGTAAAAGAGGAATTTTCAAATGAAGTAAAGGCACTTAGAAAATCTCATAGTAACCTATCAACTGAAATTACAATATTAGAAAAAAGACAAAAGGGTATTAAATTATCTGATCTAAGAGAAGATATAATTGTTGATGTGCAAAATTTATTAAAGGGTAATGTATTAGATAATATCAAACACCTTGAAGAAAGAGTTAATATTATCAATGAAAAACATGTAAAGGTTTTAACAGAAAGTTATAATGAACCTCCTAGTGTAAAAAATAGTGATCCTCTTACTCCATTAGATAGAAACTTTGTAAATCTTCAAGATTTTCAAGAACATTATAGATTATTCTTAACAAGAATACAGAGACAACTATCAACACTTGGAGGTGGTGGTGCTGTATTAGTATCTGATTTGGATGATGTTGATACTACAACTGCAAAGGTAGATAATAAGTTTTTAAAATATAATGCATCATTAGGAAAATGGGTAGGATCTGATACTGCTGGTGGTGGATATACATTACCAACTGCATCTGCAACTACTCTTGGTGGAATTAAAATTGGAAGTGGATTATCAATAGATGGTAATGGTGTCGTAACGGCTAGTGGTGGTGGCGGTGGATCACAAAATGTATTCTCAACTATTGCAGTTAGTGGACAAAGTAATGTTGTTGCAGATTCAACCTCTGATACTTTAAGTCTAGTTGCTGGTAGTAATATGACAATCACCACAAATGAAAGTGGAGATTCAATTACTTTTGCCTCTACTGGTGGTGGCGGTGGATCACAAAATGTATTCTCAACTATTGCAGTTAGCGGTCAAAACAATGTGGTTGCTGATTCAACAACAGATACACTCACATTAGTTGCTGGTAGTAATATGACGATTACTACAAACGATAGTAGTGATACGATTACATTTGCATCCACTGGTGGAAGTGGAAGTCTTGCTCTGAATGATCTTACCAATGTAGACGCAACAACTGGTTTGTCAAATGGTAAAATATTAAAATATAATGGATCATCATGGGAATTAGCGGATGATCTCACCGGTAGTAGTGATGTAGTCTCTGATACCAGCCCGCAGCTGGGAGGCAACCTTGATGTGAATGGGAAAGATATTGTTTCTACTTCTAATGGTGATATTGATCTAGCACCAAATGGAACTGGTGCAGTTGTATTTAAAGGTGTAAGTGGTAATGGTGGTAATGGTGCAGGACGTTTTAAATTAAATTGCGAAGTTAATAGTCATGGTATTACAATACAAGGCCCACCTCATAGTGCAGGAGCAAATTATACATTAACTCTTCCAAATACTGATGGAAATGCCAACCAAGTTTTAAAAACAAACGGCTCTGGTGTATTAGATTGGGTTGATCAAGCATCATCAGGACTCGGATCAAGACAACAAAATAGTACAACAACAGGATCATTATCTCAGAATTCAACTACAAACACTGCGATTACTACAGCAGGAAAATCATTCGCATTATTAAGTATTACAGTGAGTGCACCAGCATATGTTGTATTATACATTGATGCAGCATCTAGGACTGCTGATAGTAGTAGAGGAGAGGGAACAGATCCAGCACCGGGATCCGGTGTGCTTACAGAAGTAAGTACAACAGCAAATGGATCAACAACGTTTCTTATGACTCCTGCTGTTCTTGGTTGGAATAATGATTCCACTCCTACAGCACAAGTTCATGCAAAGATTAAAAACAAAAGAACAACAAGTGGTAGTAATTCTATAACAGTAACTTTAAAGACATTAGCATTAGAGGCATAAATGGCAAAGGTATCAGTTAATATCATCTTAAAAGATGGTGTAGATCA